GCTAGACGTGAAATCTTTGCAAATACACTGCCCGCCTAGGGTTTACCCGCCTGTCCCGTAACGGGTGACACGGCAGCTACCGTGGGGGCATGCCAACCGGCCCCACCCACTGCATCTGCGGCGAACCTCTCGCCCCGCAACCGCGCAACGGCCGCCGCCGCCGCTGGTGCTCCGACGCCTGCCGGCGTCGGCACGCGCGCAACGCCGGACCGTACCCCACGAGCGACATTCCCAGGGTGTCCGCCGAAGAGATGCGCGACCTTCTCGGCACGGGCGTCTCCGATCCGGCCGAGGCGGTCCTGCGCTGCATCGTCCTGGCGCGCTCCGTCTCGGCGGCCTTCGCCACCGCCGCCGTACGGGCGCCGCCGGCACTAGCCCTGCGCTGCGACCATGCCGCAGTCGGGATCGCCCGCGTCCTGCGGCGCGAGTTCAAGGTGAGACGATGACACGCGGACGCAAGCCAAGCCCCAAGGCGAAGCGCCAGGGCACCGCCCGGCAGCGCAAGTCGACCGAGATCGTCCCGGTCGAATACTCCAGCGCCTTCCCGGTCAAGGCCGCAGCACAGATCGACCCGCCGCCCTCGCTGCCCGAGGAGGCACATGGCCTCTGGCGCTCGATGTGCGTCGAGGTCGCGCGCCACGAACTGCGAGCGGGCGACCTGCCGCTCGTCGAGCAGCTTTGCATCGCCGCCTACCGCCACCGGCAGGCGGCCCTCTACGTGCAGAAGCATGGGCTCATCGTCGATACCGAGTTCGGCCCGGTGCGCAACCCGATGCTGGCCCTTGAGCAGCAGTCGGCCCACCTCTACCTCAAGCTGGCCGCCACGCTCGGCCTCTCGCCCGAGGCCCGTATCCGCCTCGACCTGATGCAGATCACCGGACAGTCGCTGCTCGCCTCGCTGAAGGCCGAGCTCGATGGCTAGATACTCCCGTGAAGGCATGCGCCGCGCCGAGCGCGTGCGCAACTTCCTGCGCACTCACATCGTCCACCCGGACGGCGCCGCCGCCGGCAAGCACTTTCTGCTCGAAGACTGGCAGTGGGAGAAACAGATTCTGCCGATATACGGAACCCTCAACCGCCAGGGCAAGCGCAAGTACACGAAGGTCCTGATCGGCGTCCCGCGCTGGCACGACAAGTCGACCCTCGCCGCGGCCCTCGCACACTACCACCTCTGCGGCGAGCCGGTCTTCGGCGCCGAGGAATACGCCGTCGCCACGACGCAGGTGCAGGCCGGGATCGTCTTCCGCAAGGCGCGGCGCATGGCCTTCGCCGACCCCCTGCTCTCGCGCATCCTCGACACGAAGCGGGCGCTCATCGAGGTGCGCGACACGGGGGCCACCTTCCGGGCCATGCCCCACGACGCCGACACCGCGCAGGGCTACCACCCTTCGTTCGCCGCGGTCGACGAGCTACATGTCCACAAGACAGAAGCCATGCTGAACGCGCTCATCTCGGGCTCGGCTGGCTACCCCGAGCCGCTCATCTTCGTCATCACGACCGCCGGCGAGGACCGCTCTGGCGTTTGGTGGGAAGTCCGCAAGCGCTGGAAGGAGGACCCCGGCGCCTATGTCCACTGGGTCTCCGCCTCCGACTCGGACGACGCTACCGACCCGGCCGTATGGCAGAAGGCCAACCCGGCGAGCTGGATGACGGACAGGATACTGGAGCGCCAGTTCCGTTCCCTGCCCCTGGCGGAGTTCGAGCGCTATCACCTGAACCGGGCGCCGCTTCTGGGTCACAACCGCGTCATCTCCGAGAAGCTCTGGGCCGCCTGCGGCGAGGACCCCGAACTCGATCCCGAGCGCCCCTGCGTGCTGGCAGTGGACGCCTCGCTGCGGCGTGACCACACCGCCGTCATCCTCGACCAGCTCGACGACAAGATGGTCCATCACGTCCTCTGCTTCACCTTCACCGCCGAGGAGGACGGCTCCATCATGCGTGCCATCGACCATGACGAGGTCGGGAACCTGCTGCGCGAGCTCTGCTCCAGCTATGTCGTGCACCGCGTGCCCTGCGACCGCTCGTACTTTGTCCGCACGATGCGCGAGCTCCTCGACGAAGGGCTGCCGGTGGAAGAGTTCCCGCAGACCAATCAGAACATGGCCCGCGCCTGTCAGCGCATGTATGACGCCGTCACCGAGGAGCGCCTCCGCCACGGCGGCGACCCCGTGCTTGCCGCGCACGTCATGTCCGCCGCGGTCAAGGAGACGACCTTCGGCTGGCGCATCCAGAAGGCCGATTCGACCTCGCACATCGACGCGGCTGTGGCGCTCGCCATGGCCATGGACATCGCCGAAGCCGAGGCCGGCCACATCGTTCCCAGCTTCCACGAGACCGGCGGAGTCTACTCCATCCCGCTCGGGTGACAGCCGCCCCATGATGAGAGGCGGGATTCCCAACTCTCACGATGAGGTGACAGCGTGCAAATCAACCCGGTGCTCTGGTTCACGCGGGGAGTAAAAGACCTGGGTGAGGAGTACAGCCTCTCTGATGACGCCGTCCTCCGCGCCTTCTACACCTCGCTCGGCGCCGGCACCTCCAGCGGCGTCCAGGTCACGCAGGCGAGCAGCCTCCACTGCGCGGCCGTCCTCGCCTGCTTGGTCGTCCGCGCGGAGACCTTCGCCGCGCTCCCCCTCCACATTCTGACCGCCGGCGGCGCCAACGCCGAGACGCCGGCCCCGGACCACTGGGCGCAGCGCCTACTCGCCGAGCAGCCAAACGACCTCATGAACGCCGGCGAGTTCTGGCGATGGAAGCAGCTCGCCGAGGACGTCGCCGGCAACGCTTACGCTCACATCATCCGCGGGCGCGGCGGGCGCCCCACTGCGATTTGGCCGCTAACGACCCAGCCCCCCGTCCTCAACCTCGTGGACGGCCGCGCGTTCTATCGCTACGTGGGCGACGACATCACGCCGGCGGGCGATTACAGCGTCGACACGATCCTCCACTGGAAGGGCCCAATCCTCCGCACCCCGTTCGAGGGCGCCTCACTGATCGACCTCGCGAGCGAGGCCATCGGCGTCGCCATCGGCAGCGAGCAGTTCTTCGCGCGCCTCCTGGGCAGCGGTTCGCACTTCCCCGGCTACTTGGAGAAGGACGACGCCCTGTCCGTTGAGGATATGGCCGCCCTCCAGGCGCAGCTCAAAGGATTCGCCGGCCTGCTCGGCGCCGGCCAGGTGCGCATCTTTGACCGCGGGCTCAAGTACAAGCAGAACGAAATGAGCATGCAGGACGCTCAGCTTGCCGAGCAGGAGCGCCTCCAGCTCCAGAAGGTTTGCTCGATCTTCCGCGTCCCGCTCGCCATGGTCGCCGACCTGGAACATGGGACGTACACGAACTCCGAACAACAGGACCTGTGGTTCGCCAAGCACACGATCACGCCAATGTGCGTGAACACGGAGCGCGTGCTCAGCTTCCGCCTTCTGGACAAGGGCGTACGGGCAAAGTTCAACCTCGACGGCCTCCTGCGCGGCGACTACAAGACCCGCTCCGAGGGCGACGCGACCCTCGTGCGCGCCGGCATTATCAACCGCGACGAGGCGCGCAGTCACTACAACCTCAACCCCGCTCCAGGTCTCGACAGGTTCCTGTCGGACCTCAACCTCGGCATCGTCGAGGACGACGGCACCGTGACATCCCCCGGCGCGCCGGAACCGTCCGAGCCGCCGCCCGCACCGCCCGCACCGGAGCCCCCACCGGCCGCGCAGCCCCAGGCCCCGCCGGCTCCCGCTGCTTTCACGCTTGAACCCCTCGTCCGCGACGCCCTCGCCTGTATTCGCCGACGCTATGCCAGCGACCAGACGAAAGAGCGCAGCCGCGAGGAAACTGTCGCCTTCGCCGTCGCCAAGCTGGCCCCCCTCGCCGAGGCGTTCGCCCTCGCCGGCGTCCCGTTCGACGCCGAGGCGTTCGCCCGCCGCGCGGTGCCGGGTGACGCCGCCCCTACGCTTGACGAGGAAAGGACCGACGAATGAAGCCCTGGTATGACATCCGCGACGCCGCCGAGCGGCGCGCAACGATTTGGCTGTACGACGAGATCGGCGAAAACTTCTGGGGCGAAGGCTTCACCGCGAAGCAGTTCGTGAAGGACCTCGCCGCCCTCGACGTCGACGGTATCGACCTCCATATCAACTCGCCCGGCGGCAACGTCTTTGACGGGCAGGCAATCTTCAACGCCCTCCGCGGCCACCCCGCCACGGTCACGACCTACATTGACGGCCTCGCCGCCTCTATCGCCTCAGTCGTCGCCATGGCCGGCGACCGCGTGCTCATGGCATCCAACGCCCTCTTTATGTTCCACGACCCCTTCGGGATGGTCATGGGCGGCGCCGGCGAGATGCGCCAGTTCGCCGACGTGCTCGACAAGATCGGCGACACGATCGCCGACGTCTACATCGCCAGGACGGGCGCGGAGCCGGACGCCATTCGCGCCGGCATGGCGGCGGAGACGTGGCTTGAGGCCGCCGAGGCCAAGGCCCAAGGATTCGTCGACGAGGTGACGGACTCCGTCAAGGTCGCCGCCCATTTCGACCTGTCCCGCTTCCACAACGCGCCCCCCGCGGCGCTCATACAAGACACCCCGGACGAGCCCGCAGAGGGATCGCCCGACACGGCCGCAGAGGCCATTCCGAAGCCTAGAGCATGGGTGTTTGTGCCCTGGGTTGGATTCGTTTCCTACCCCTCTAAGGAGGTGTGAACAATGTACGACTACAAAGAAGTCGAAGGCCGGTGTCGGGCCATCGAGGCCCAGATCACGGACCTCGCGGCCAAGGAGTACCCCACCGAGACCGACCGCGACAAGCTCATGAGCCTGACGGGTGAAATGCACGCCCTCGAGGACGTCGCCAGTAAGATGCGCGACGCCGAGCTCGAGGACCTGCGCGCCCAGGTGACCAAGGGCAACGCCGCCACCATCGGCAGCGGCGAGACCGTGGCCGAGGCCGAGCGCAGGAACTACTACAGTTGGCTGCGCACGGGTCAGTTCATGGACACGGCACTATCGACGTCGGACGCTAACGGCGGATTTATCGTGCCCGAGCCCGTCCACGCCGAGCTGATCGAGAAGGTCCGCAAGAACGACCCGATCTTCGGCAACGCAACGCTGTTCCGCATGAGCGGCGACACGACCATGCTGCTCCCCTACAAGAGTGCCCATGGCGTAGTCGCCAACGCGACTGAAACCGGAGCGAGGTCGGAACAGACTGAACCGACCTTCACCAGCCCGAGCCTGGTATGCTACGACTACTACTCGGACCAGCGCGCGACTCAAACTGTCCTCGATTCGGTCGACGGCATGGAGACCATGCTGCTCGGCTGGATGTACGAAGACATCCAGGAGCAGGCAGGAGCCGACGCCGTAGCTGGCAACGGTTCGACCAAGATCAAGGGACTCTTCTCTGAGACGTCCGCCTATTCCAAGGCGTTCTCTGGCACCGCCAACGCGCTGAACAACACGTGCTTCCTGGCGGCGTACTTCGCCCTGCCGATCAAGTATCGCGCCAACGCCGTCTGGCTGATGAACGGTGGGACCCTCGCCGTCGTGGCTGCCTACGCGCATCCGGCCTCGGCGAATGTCCTGCTCGCCACGCAGGGAGCTGACGGTAACTACAGCATCCTGGGCAAGCGCGTCCTGGAGACCGATTCGGCGCCCGCCATCGGCAACGGGCTGTATCCCGTAGCTTTCGGGGATATCTCGGCTGCGTATGCCGTGGGTGTTCACCGGAGTACGTCGATCCTGCGGGACCCCTACACCGTGGCACCATACGTACGATTTTATTCGTTGGCACGTATGGGTGGCTGCGCTTGGGATTACCAGGCGATGCGGTTGATCTGTTCCGACGACGCATGAGTTGCATAGTAGGCTTGCCAGCCTGCTAGCCACGAGCCGGAGCGGCCGGCGGAGTCACCTCCGCCGGCCGCTTCTGCGTCTCGGGTGACACCCGCCCCACACTAGACGGGCAGACATACCCCCCCGGATAGGAGACGACAGTGGGCATCCCGAAGGCAATCACCGAGTTCAAGTTCACAACCGCCCTCACCTACGCGAGCGGCACCGCCGACCGCAACGGCGCGATCCTCGACATGGACGGCTATCGCGGCGTCCTCATGGTCGTTCAGCTCCTCGCCGTCGAGGGCAGCGGCGTGAACTCGATCAAGGCCCAGCAGGACACCGCCGCGAACATGGCCACCGCCGCTGACCTCGCCGGCACCGGCATCACCATCGCCGACGACGACGACAACCAGGTCTTCATCATCGACCTCTACGAGCCCGTCGAGCGCTACGTCCGCGTGGTCGTCGACAAGGACGCCGCGCACGCCTGCGCTGAGTCGGCAATGTATATCCAGTACGGCGCCAGGAATCGTCCGACCACGCCGACCGTTACCGACCTCGTGACCTACGAGCGTCACATGAGCCCCGCCGAAGGCACGGCCTGACGATGAAGCGCATCGTCTGGAAGACCAGCGGCATCGTTCAGGTCGGCGGCGGACCTGAAATGCAGACCTACGTCGGCTGCGCCGACGAGGTCATGGACGTCCCCGACGACATCGCCGCCTTGCTGATTGGCGGCCAGAGGGCAGAGATCGTCCCCGAGGAGGCTCCCGAGCCCGCAAAGAAGCGACGGAAGAGCGCGTGACGCATGGAGCGCATCTCATTCAAGACGGCCGGCGCCTACGCGCTCTCCGTCGCCACCGTTGACGACGCCGGCGCGGCCGTCACCGCGACCGCGCCGGTGACGATCGTCGTCACCGACGGCGCCGGGACCGAGGTCTACAGCGGATCGGCGACGCCGGCGCTCGGCCTCTGCACGGCGGCGGTACCGGTCGCCGAGCTCGCCGAGCTCGACACCTACACCTGCGAATGGACCGACGATGCGGACTCGCCGCTGCAGTTCGCCTCCACCGTGGAGCTCTGCGGCGCGCACCTTTTCGAGGTCGCCGATCTGCGCGCCTTCGATCCTGCCTTCGCTTCTCTCGCCAAGTACCCCGAGGCGAGGATGCGCCAGGCGCGCCTTTCCGCCGAGGTGCGTTTCGAGCGCGCCGCCGGCGTCGCCTTTGTCCATCGTGGCCGGCGCGTAGCGGTGCCGGGTGACGGAACCTTCCGCTTCCGCCTCCCGGACAAGGCCGTGTACGACGTCGTCTCGGCGTCCCTGGACGAGGTCGCGCTCACCGCCGAGGAGCTCGCCGCACTCGTCATCCACGAGTGGGGGGCCCTTGACCGCCCCGAGGGCATCGTCTGGACCGCCGGCAAGATGGTCGCCGTTCACTACCTGCACGGCCTCGCCTACCCGCCCGAGCCCGTCGTCACGGCCTGCAAGCTACTTGCCCGCGAGACCCTCATGCCCTCGTCCCTGTCGGCGCGCGCCACCGTCGAGGCCACCGAGGTCGGGTTCTTCCGCCTCTCGATCGCCGGCCCCGGCCATTCGACCGGGATTCCCGAGGTCGACGAGGTCGCGCGCGAGTTTGGCCGCAACGGCCCGAACATCGGCTGACCCATGGCAGGCTTTCGCCCACTCCTGCCGGCAGTGCAGGACGCCGTCTGCGCGGCCGTCTCCGCGGAACTGCTCGCCCTGCCCGACGAAGTCGCCTGTAGCCTGGGCTACCCCGCCGGCGGCCTCCAGGATCGTCAGGTTTGGGTCTCCGGCCAGGCCGATGTCACGCACCCGTACCACACCTCCGGCGGCGCCCAGCGCGGCGAAGAGGGCCAGGTCGCCGTTCACATCCTCGTGACCATGACGAGCGACGTCATGGTGGAGCCGCGCGACGAAGCGCTCGCGCTCGCCGGCGTCGTCGAGGACGCCCTGGCCGTCGACCGGACCCTGGGCGGACTTGTCGATTCAATCTTCGTCACCGCCATGCACCTTGAAGAAGGCATCCCCGAGGACCGCACGCGCCAATGCGGCCTGACCCTGCGCCTCGCCTACTCAGGCAGCAGCGCCGTGGGCGAGTGACACACAGACCACTATGGACCTACTGAATCCCGCTACCAAGGAGAGATAGACCATGGCAACCCTGCAAGTTGGAAAGGACGTCTTCGGCCTCGCGCGCCAAGGCGCGCTCGGCACGCCAGCGGCGGCGCCGCAGTTCGCCCACGGGCTTGCCGGTGGCGGTATCAAGGTCGGCGTGAACCAAGAGGTCGACCCCCTCACAAGTGCCTACATCTCGCCGGCTGGCGCCTTCCGCGACCAGGTCGACGCCGGAGCCGAGATCACGGCGCGCGCCTGGACGGGGTCCGTCGGCCTCTACCTGCTCGGCGCCCTCGGCGACATCGACACATCCGGCGGTGCGCCCGCCGTGCCCGCCGTGCTTACCACGGCCCTCACCGGGGCCAATAACGACCTCACCTTCCTTGCCGTCACCCCGGGCACGGCAGGCAACAGCATCACCGTCAAGCTCACCGATCCGAGCGGCAACAACCAAGCACTGAGCGTGTCGGTCGTCAGCAATGACATCGACGTCAGCCTGGCCACTGGCGCAGGCGGCGCGATCACCTCGACCGCCCGCCAGGTCCGCAACGCCCTCAATGCGGATACTAGCGCCGCGGCCAAGATCACGACCGACATCGCCCCCGGCAACACCGGCTACGGCATCGTCACCGCGATGGCGAAGACCAACCTCGCCGGCGGCGCCGCTGCCGGCGGTGGCGGCGCCTATACCCATGTCATCAGCCTCGGCGAGACGACGCCGTACCTCACCGCCTTTGAGCTCAAGGGCGACGATACGAAGCCGGTCGTCCAGGATTGCAAGGTCGACGAGCTCGGCCTCGCATGGGATGGAAACAAGCCCGTAGAGCTCACTGCGAAGCTCGTCGGTACCGTTCTGAGCTTCGAGACCACCTTCGAGGCGCTGACCGACGAGCTGGACACCGTGACCTACTTCCGCCCCGCCGGCGGGACGTTCAAGCTTGACGTCGACTCGGACACGCCGGCAACGGCGGCCCTGATTGCCGGCTCGGTCAGTATCAAGCGCGCCGCCGAGCCGCAGTTCTACTCCGGCGACATCGAGGCCGGCGACGTGGCGGAAGGCTTCTGCACCGTCGAGTGCTCGTTCACCGTCGTCCCCGCGGACCTCGACGAATGGCGCACGGTCATCACCGGCAGCGACAGCGGCACCGGCGTCGACGGCGACGTGGTCTATGGGTCGTTCGAGATGTCTTTCGAGAACGGTGTCGATACCCTCACCCTCGCGGCCGACAAGGTCGCTTTCATGTGCGACCTACCCGACGCCGACCCCGCCGGCGGGGCCGCGAAGGTAGAGCTCGCCGGCATCGCCTACCGCGAGGGCACGACCCCGCTCACGGCCGTCCTCGTGAACGCACATTCCGACTACGACGTGGAGGTTTGATCGAATGAAGCAAACGACATTTCTGCGCGCTACGGTCTTCACGGTCGACGGACAGCAATCGGAGGTCGTCATCGGCCTTTGCGACCGCGTCGCCGCACAGACCAAGTTCGGCAAGAACCTGCAGGAACTGGAAACCACCGATTCGATGCTCGCCGAGCAGTGGATGGCCTTCACCGCCTACAAGGCGATGATGCGCCAAAGCGGCGGAAAGCAGACCTTCGAGAAGTGGCTGGAGACCTTCCTCGGCGTGGAGTTCGACGACGGGACGCCCGACACGGGGACGACGCCCGCCTGATTGCTCACGCCGCCCTCCAGGCGGGCGTCGACCCCGGTGGCGCGGCGCGCTGCGCCGAGGATTACCCACTGGTCTTCGACGCATGGATAGAAGCGCTGGATGGCACCGGGGCGCACGACCGCCAGGCGGCACTCATGCAGCGCTTGAAAGAACGGATTGGGGCGAGGTGAGACATGGCGACGGTGGGAGAAGGCGTCCGGGTCGATTCTGCCAGTCTCAAGCGGACGCTTGACGAACTGAGCGAACTTGCCCCCGATCTCAGGAAGGACCTCCTCGGCGAACTGGGGATCATCGCCGGGGAAATCCGCGCCGACGCCGCAAGCCGCATCGTCAGCCGCACCCACGAGTCGGCGAGAGGCTACAAGGTACAGGTCTCGGCAGGGCGCGGTGTCCGCATCGTTGGCACGACCGCCGGCGCCGCCATCTCGGAGTTCGCCGGCTCGGTCAATCCCGCCGGCAAGTGTCCCCAGGGCGCCAGCCTCGTCAGCACCTTGAACGCCACTTACGGCAAGCCCGGACGCATACTCTGGGCCGCTTTCGACGCGCGCAAGGAAGAGATGGAGCGGCGCGTTGCCGAATCCGTGCGGCACACCGAAGAAGCCCTCAACGTGCGGATGCACCGGGTATAGACATGGCCGTAGTCGTTAGCATCGTCACTCGGCTAGACGCCACCGGCATCAGGCGGGCGCAGAAGCAGCTATCGGCCTTCGCCGCCAGGGCCAAGGCCGACAACGCCTCGCTCGCCGGGTCGTTCCTGCGCACCGGAGGGACGGTCAGCGCTCTGGGCCGTGGCACGACCTCACTAGGCAAGGGACTCTCGCGCGGAGTGACGATGCCGGCCCTCGCCGCAGTGGCCGCCGTGGGCCTCCTGGCAAAGACCACCGTTTCGGCCTACACCGAATACTCGAAGTCGCTCGGCGGGATCCAGCGTATGACGGGCATGAGCATGCGCGCGACCAGCCTTTTCGCCGGGCAGATACAGCTACTCGGGATTGACATGGGCAAGGCGCAGATCGGGGCCGGGTTCCTCGCCAAGAACCTGGACAAGGCGCGCATGGGAGCCGCCTCCCAGGTCGATATGTTCAAGCGCCTGGGCGTCTCGCTCAAGGACCAGAACGGACAATGGCGCAGCGTCGGCGATGTGCTCGGCCAGACGCGCGAGCGGCTTTCGCAGATCAAGGACCCGGCCATTCGCGCCAACGCCGCGGTCACCCTCTTTGGCCGTGGCGGCCGCGACATGATGAAGTGGTTCATGGCTTCGCGGGAGGCGATCGACGGGTTCAACAAGAAGCTTGAGGACATGGGCCTCGTGTTCGGCGGTAAGGCCGGCAAGACGTTCGCGGACTACATCCAGAAGACGCGCGACCTGCAAACGACCATGCTGGCGGCGAAGATCGCCATCGGGGCCACCTTCGCGCCGCTGCTCAGCAAGTACATGCCGCAGCTGACGAAGTGGGTCGTCAAGCACATGCCCGATATCAAGGCCGCCGTCAAGGGACTGGTCGGGCTGATCGCTCGCGCCGTTCCCATCATCGTCCAGTTCGGCCAGGAGCTCGGCAAGAGACTCGCTGCAATCGCGCGCTTCTTCGCCGGACTCTCGCCGAAGCAGAAGGAGTTCCTCATCAAGCTCGCGGCCATCGCGGTGGTCGCCGGCCCTGTGCTTGTGGTCCTCGGCGGCCTAACGCGGGGCATCGGCAGCCTCATCAGCGGCGTGGGCATGATGGGCGTCGTCGGCAGCAAGGGGGCGGCGGGGATCGGCGTTCTCAGCAAGGCCATGGGCATCGGCAGCCTCGCGACTCTCGGCTGGATTGCCGTGGTGATTGCCGTGATAGCTGCCCTGGTACTGCTCTACATGAAGTGCGAGTGGTTCCGGAACGCCGTCAACAAGATTTTCGGCGCCGTGGTCAAGACGTTCCGCTTCTTCTACAAGGCCGTGGTGACCGTCATCGGCTGGATCATCAAGCACTGGCGCGGCCTGCTCGACGCCTTTCTCCTCATCGCCGGGCCGGTCGGCTGGGTGACGATGTACGTCATTCACCATTTCGACCAGGTCAAGGACAAGGTCTGGGCCGTGCTCAAGTGGCTCGGCAACCTGCCCGGCCTCAAGCAGGCCATCGGCGTGGCGAAGACCGTCTGTAAGGCGATCGGCGGCGCCTTCGGCGACCTGGTCGGCTGGATTCACGACCACTGGGCGACCATCCTCCGCACCATCGGCGGGTTCGTGAACAAGATCGGCGGCATTATCAACACGGCTTTCGGCTGGACCGGCATCCACGTTCCCGAGGTCCACTGGGGGGAGACGTCCACGCTCGCGGGCGAGACCCATACCGGCAAGCAGCCACGCGGCCGCGGCGATCCCAGCATCGCCCTGCCCGGCCAGGATGACGACATGCGCGCCGTGCCGCGCCGCGCCGGCGACCCCATCACCGACGCCGTCTCATGGTTCGGCGGCAAGGCCAAAGACGTTGTTAGCTATCTCGCCGGCATCCTGCCCGAGCCGCCGAAGATGCCGGGCTATCTCGCCGGCATCCTGCCCGCCCTTATCAAGAAGATCGCCGCGAAGATCAAGGAGCTCGTCGGCAAAGTCGGTATCGGCGCCGCCGACATCGGCGGTGCCGGGTACGGGTGGGCCAGCGCCTTGGCGCACAAGTTCGGCCTGACGGTGACCTCGACCTATCGCCGCGGCGCCATCACCGCCGCCGGCTACATCTCTGACCACGCGACGTACGGCCGCGCCGCCGACATCGCCGGCCCGGCCGCGGCCATGGCGCGCCTCTGGGCGTACGTGAAGGCGACCGCGGGAAGCTGGAAACAGGCCATCTATCAGCATCAGATGGTCAACCATGGCAGCCTCGGTTACTACTCGCCCTCGGACCACTTTGACCACGTCCACCTCGCGCGCGCCGGGGTCGGCGACGATTCGCGGCGCGCGCCGGCCGCGGCACCCTCCGGCGATACTTACATCTTCGATGGCTGCCTGTTCGCGCAGGAGTTCGACGAGGTCATCCACGCGGCCAACAAGCGCGGCGAGGCAAAGGTCCTCCGCCGCGACGCGCGCAGCCTGGGGCTGCCGGTATGAACGCCGACATTGTCTTGGTCGTCGGCTCGATCGACTGTAACGACGGCGTGAACACGCGCGTCATCCGCTGGAGCCTGGGCAAGCCCGCCCGCACGGCCGCCGAGCTCGGCGGGCCCGGAGTCGACATCGCCCGCGCGGGCGCCCTCGACCTCAGCGCCTGGGCCGAAGCGCACTTCACCATCGCCATCGCCGGCAGCGACGTCGACGACGTGAGCGCGCGTGTAGCTGCCATCGCCGGCGAGCTCCGCGACCTGGCGACGATCATTGTCGGCCTCAAGGGCAGCGGCTACACCGGCACGCTCATCCCCACGCTGGCGGACTGCACGGAAATCCCGCTCGAATCTCCGTGGGATGCGCGGCTGATGAACGCGCACAAGACAGCCGTGGAGCTCATCGTCAAGCGCAAGCCGTGGGTCTACGGGGCGGCCGAGACTCTCTACGATGCCGCCGTCTATGCCGCTCCCTGCCTCATCGACATCGGGGCGGAGACCGGGCAAGCAGCAGCGCCCCGTGACATGCTCATAGACGCCGGCGCAGTCGAGCTCGCCGGATGCTACATCGGCCACACCGGCAACGCGGGCGCGGTCCTCACGGATTTCGTCAAGACGATGGCCGCCGCGTCGTGGGCTAAGACCGGCGGCGGCGCGGCCACGGGCGCGGCAGACACCGACGCCGCGGGCTGGCCCGCCGGCGGGACTAGCGTCTGGAAGACCAAGGACGCCACCGGCGACACGACGCCTATCGACACGGCCGGGCTGGACGCCGGTTCCTATGTTGTGCTTGCGAACGTGAAGTACATCACCGGCGCAGCGGGTGTCTACGCGAGGCAGCAGTTCGGCGAGTGGACGGCGGTCACGACGAGCGCTCTCAAGTT